GAAGACCCAAGCAACGCCTTTGTTGATTTTGACGAGCTTGATTTTGCTTGCGCTCGTCTTGACCTTCAAAAGGTTGATGCTTCAGGGCAATCCGATCAAGACATTGAAGATCTTGAGTATACAGAAGCAGAAAAAAAAACTTTAAATAAGCCTTTCCGCTTAAAAGGTGGCAAAAAGAAGTTTGGCGTTTATGTAAAGAACCCCAAAACTGGCAACGTCATCATGGTTAAATTTGGTGACCCTAACATGGAGATTAAGCGTGATGACCCAGATCGTCGCCGTAATTTCCGTGCTCGACACAAGTGCGATACAGCTAAAGATAAAACTACTCCTCGTTACTGGAGTTGTAAATTTTGGTCTAAAAAACCTGTTAGTTCAATGGCTTCAGAAGAGGTCATCGCTTGGGATGAGGACGAACAGTTTTCTCAGTGGTGTTGGGATGACGAGTCTTTCGCAGAGCATCAAGATTTATTGAATGGCTATCCATTCTTAGAATCAGTAAAAGAAATTGTAGAGGACGAAGGCGAACTCTAATATAATACCTTTGTGAAAAGGGTATTAGTTACTGGTAGCGAAGGTTTTATTGGCAAAAATCTCTGTCCTTATCTTGAGAAAAGAGGATTAGAGGTCGTTCCTTACGACATTAAGTTTGGGGCTAACTTACCTCCTTTGAATGGTATTGATGCGGTTATCCATCTTGGAGCTAATTCAAGCACCACGGAGACTGATTTAAAAAAGATATTAAATGAGAATTTTATATTCTCTGGCACACTTTATCAATTGTGTGCTAATATGGATATTAAATTCCAATATTCTAGTAGTGCTTCTGTTTATGGTGCAGCAGAGACTTTTGAAGAGGATCAGTTCTGCGTCCCACTAAATCCTTATGCTTATAGCAAATATATGTTTGACAACTGGCTTTTAAACGAAGACCATCCCTACCAAGGATTTCGCTACTTTAATGTCTATGGCCCACATGAAGAGCATAAAGGGGATCAAGCGAGTCCAATAACCAAATTCATCAAACAAATTCAAGAAAATGGCGAGATCAAAGTATTTAGGGGAAAAGCTAGTAGAGACTTCGTGCATGTGGAAGATGTTTGTGAGGTTCATTATAGGATGCTTCATCACGATAATAGTGGGGTTTTTAATGTTGGGACTGGTAACTCTGTTTCTTTTAAAGATATTGCTGACAAAATGGCAGAAAATTCTGGTGCGAAAGTCAAGCAGATAGCGATGCCCACAAAACTTAAGGGCAAGTATCAAAAATTTACCCAAGCAGACATTACAAAGCTGACATCTGTGATTGGAGAAATGGATTGGAAACAAGTCTTAGAGTGTATATAATAAAGTAATGGTATCTCTAATTAAATCTGTATTGAAAAGCGTGGAGTTATACCTCAAGTTGAGAAATAAACTCGCATTCTCTGAAATTACAGAGAAACATAACAAAAGAAAACATGAACTTATCGAAGAAATTGAAAAGCTACGGGATATTGGCGACAATGAGTCCAGTGATCGCGCTGACTTCTTGCGGGGGCAGCTCCTCACCGAAAACAAGCAGTTTAAACATATATCAGCCGTCTTCCTTGAATCTGAAGGCGGGTCAGCCGATTCAGACTGAGGAAGGAGTTTACACTCCCCAGACTGACGAAGTTTGGCATTCAGACGCTCGTTATAGGAAGTTAGAGCGCGAAGTTTACAATCAATAATTAGCGCTTCCTTCTGAATAGAGGTAGTAAAGCTACAGTTAAAAATAGTAAAGAATTAGCTTCTGGGACTACTGGTAATGTAGTCCCATTACCTTGAACAAGAGAATTAGGGACAGCTTCATCAAACACAAAATTGTCCATTCCAAAACAAAAACCTGAATTACCACAATCAGGACAATCTGAATTTCCAGTATGAGCGCCTGATATACCTCTATCAAAGATAACAACTTTATCGACATTATTAAAAGAGCTGGGTAGGAAAACATCTCTAGTGCTTCCTGCGCCCCAATCTACGCTAGGTAAACCATATGTCTCTGTAGCGGGAGAGCCATTTAAGTAACCTTGAATTCCAATATTCTCTTCATTTGTAGCTGGTTGCCCACCAACAGAAGTATTTGAAGTTATTTGAAAATACTGTAAATCAAAAGGAGTGTTATTTTGAAGAGAAATTTCTATAGTAGAGATTGCATTCCAATGACCGTGAATAACGTCATTCCCCACATCATAATAATCACCTACAGTTTGAAAACTCCAATCTTCGGTAGGCGAAACATATTCAAGAATAACAGACTGCTCTTGATAGCTAATGACTCCATAATTTTTAGAAGTCGTAGTTGTGATTATAGTGCCACCTGATTCTAAATTTGCCGTCCCACCTGTAAAGGTAACGATAGCTGCTTTACAAAAACAAGATATAACAAATATTGGCAATAGCAGGGGTATTAATTTTTTCATTTTTTAAGTTTTTTAAGTAAATAGTTTTTAAATTTTGATAGCAACCCACTAAATTTGCTAAGTAATCTACTTAACCTACTATCTTCTGGCGCTAAAAACGCAAGTGTTCCAACTAGGCCCATTACCGCGATTACAAATTCAGGCATCGAGGACATATAGGGTGCTAAAATTTTGTCGAATATTTCTTCCATGATTAATAATCAGATAGTTTTGGGGGATTAGTAGGAGGTTCATCTGAATTAATTTTAAGATCCTCCCTTGCTTTAAGTAATTCCTTATCTCTCTTTATTTTCTCCTCTTCAGAGAGTTCCTCCTTTTCTTCGCTCTTCTCAGAAGATGGGTTAGAGCCTTTAATGTCACCATATCCTTTTTTAGCATACTCTCTAATACCTTCGAAGGTTGAAATGCCTAAGACTGACTCGGTAAACCTATTAAGTTTGGAGAACGCTCCATATTCTTGTTCTGTAACAACAGCTATCTCTATGCCTTCCGTTTTTGCTGTTTTGGCTTGGAAGTAGGTTCCGCTTGCAATTGTCATTATTCCAGCAGTTCCCATCGCTGCCATTTTTTGAGTTGTAGCAGCTATAACTCCAACCCCTACTGTAACGTTTTTTGATTTTTTTGTCAGTTGTTTATTATTTTTATTTATCTCTAGCAGTTTTTGTACGTTAGAGTCATCTGAAGATTCATCTTCAATCTCTTTGGTTTCTTCCTGCTCTTCAGGGACAGATTCAACTTCCTCTTCTATGATCTTAGATGCACACTCCTCACAAACACATTCTTGACTCTCTAAATTATTAATTTTTTCTAGTAGCGCCCAAGCGGTCTCTCGCGCATGCCTGTCAAGATCGGAGATTATATCGCTATCATCTGGATTACAGTATTTCAAAGTGAAATCTATAGCTTCTTCAAGATTTTTATCTCTTTCCTCCATTTGATTTTAGTTACACTTAAATCAAATTTTGTGTAATATACCTTACATGGATTTTAAAGTTATAATAAGGGAGTTTTTGGACGGAGGTTGGATTATCCCTGTTATTGGGGCAGCGGGTATGATTGTACGGATGCTCACTTTTAAGGGGAAAGTTTCCTTAAAATGCTTTTTTAGGAATGTTTTGGCTGCTGCTATATTGTCAGGCATTTTGTGGTTTGTGTTGCATGATGCGCCTATAAGTGATTTTATTAAGGCAATTTCTTATGGTATAGTTGGAGTAGTTGCTCCAGAGATTACAAATGGACTGATTGCATTAGCGAAGAAGTTCGAAAAGAATCCTGATAAATTCTTAAAGAAATAGTAAATTAGTGTAATTTAAAATAATGGCTGGGACAAAATATGACATTGTTATTGAGCAGGGAGCTTGCCTTAATATCCCTTTAACTTTGAAGGATGATTCAGGAGACCCTTATGACCTACAAAGTAATACTATTTATTTGACTGGAGTGGTATATAGAGATTATGACCAGCATGTTCAGGCTACATTCACTTATACAGAGACAGATGCTCCAAATGGTGGGGCTGAAATGTCTTTAAATAGTTCTGATACTCAGGCTATGGAAGCGACTTATAGCTCCTACGATATATTTTTAATTAAATCAGATGGTTGTGTTGATAGGTTGTTATATGGGGCAGCGACTATTAACGGAACTGCCACCCCTCTTCCATGAGCATAAATGTTACAGTAACCGAAACTCCAAATGTGGACTTAACAGTCGCTACAGCCACCGGGATTAATTTAGATGTTAATAACCCAACTCACAACTCTTTAGATGGGATACAAGGTGGTCAACAAGGTGAATATTATCACCTAACTGCAAGTCAATATGCGAGTCTGGACCAGCCTAACATTACAACAGCTACCATAGTAGACGCTTTAGGATATACTCCCCTCTCGACAGAGACTGACGATCAAACTCTCGACGAAGTATTAGCTCAAGGTAATACATCAACGCGAGATATTAGCGTCTACGAAATAACAGGAAGTAACCTCTCTCTAGGTAATGGTGTTACTGATGCTTCAATTTTTTTAGATGGCGAATCTGGAGGGGGTGATCTTACCTTGCAAAACGGTGGTAATAACCAAGATATCTTCTTTAAAGTAAATGATGGTGGGGTGACTACTACCCCATTAATGATAGATGGTTCAACTAGCAGGGTTGGTGTTGGAGGGATTATTTCTCCCAGTTATGATCTTCATGTAACAGGATCGCTTGGAGTTTCTAAAGATAGTTCTGTCGCAAGACTTGGTGGTACTAGATTTGTTCCAATTTATGCAAACAATTCTAATGGATATGCTCATGCTCAAATTAATGGGTTCCAAGTTGGAGGAACGACTAACTCTACTAATGGAGGATATATCAAAACAGCTGATAATAGTAGAAAGTTATTTCTTGATACTAATGGTTGGAGATTTGTTTCTAATCACACTGAATACGCTAGAGTAACAAGTGACGGCAAAGTTGGTATAGGAACAACAAGTCCAAGTCAGGCGTTAGATGTTATAGGATACGCAAAAGCTGACCGCTATGTTGTACAAGATGGGTCTTCCTCTTTACAAAGAAATGGGAGTATTCTTCGCGTATATTCAAATCAGGGAACCGATTTTTCAGTATGGCTGGGAGGTTTCCATGAGGCTTTATCTATAAGAAAGTCTGCTACAGATGGGCTTATAGGAATTAACGATACTACTCCATCTTATCAATTAGACGTAAATGGTACAGGTAGGTTTGTCAATGACCTCTACGTCGATGCAGACCTTGATGTCACAGGTGACATCACGATGGCAGGTAACACCGTTCTTACTGGTATCGCCAGCAGTGACGTTACTGG